ATAAACATCAAGAATAGCGAAGGTGGCGGCAGCTACAAGAGAAATCAACGCAATTTCGTCCAATTTAAGAGTGCGAGATGGTATAGAGTAAGCAACTATCGCGACGCAAAGACCTTCGATAATATACTTAATAAAGCGCTTAAAAAGCTCACTAAAATCAAGTGTTCCGTACATTATAAATATAATGTAGAAAAAAATATTATATAATATTCGATATATTTATATTTTATAGTTTATATTTTATATTTTATATTTGATATTTGATATATTATTAAACATGTATTTTTAATTTAATAATGAAAATAAATGTAAACTACATAAATTAATAAATGGTTAAACTAACTTAAAATTATTATTTAAATATATATTATAATTATACTTATAATGTCTCAACCTAATAGTTTACCAAAGGGAGTTACTCCTAAATATTTGCCCGATGGAAAAGAAAATCCCAAATATGCCGATCTTTTGGAGGAAGATAAACCGATTGCTGGTCAAAAATTTGTATGTCTTTCATTCGTTTCTCCGGAACATATTATTAAACAGAAGGAGCAATTTCTTTTTGAGCAGTTTGTGAAGCAGTGGGATTATAAAAAGTCCATGGAAAAATTTACACAGTTTCTTAATTTCGTCTCATTTAAGTATTCTCTTTCTTTCGATAAACTTACTGCAGATTTCCAGGAATTTACAAAGGAAGAGGGCGAGACGATTCGTGCAACATCGGGAACACTAATTAGCGACGACTATAAAACATTTTTGGACAACAACGAGGACGAACTTGAGGAGAAATTCGGCGAGAAACATGAGTTTCAGACGTCTACGCGAGGTATTAAAGTACGTGGTGTTTTTGCTACACAAGGCGAGGCAGAACTTCGCTGTAAATTGCTGCGTGAAGTTGACCCGAATCATGACATTTATGTAGGACAGGTTGGTATGTGGGTACCATTTCATCCAGAGGCATATAAGACTGGACGCGTCGAGTATATGGAGGAGACACTTAACCAACTTATGTCTGACAAAAAGAAGAATGAAGACACTGCAAAACAGGAGTTTGAGAAACGTGTGCGTGAAGCTAGACAGAAGGCCATTGAAGAGAATATGAAGAAAGCTGAGGAATCTGGTAATAAACTTACGCAAACGATTAATGCTGATGGTGAGTTGGTCGGCATTTCAAATGTTGCAAACTTTGATGGACTGGATGAGAACGCAACTGTAGACGATATTAAGAAGAGCATGTTCGAAGCTGATAATGTTGTTCTTGATAAGAACACTGACCACGGTTTGTCAAAGTTGACGCATGTTGAAAACTAATATTAAAAAATAAAATAAAATAAAAAGTATTAAAATGCGATATCAACTATTAAATATTATATGTTAAATATTATATGTTAAATATTATATGTCATTAATATATAATATTTTGTTATTAATTGGTATGAATAGAAAGGTAAAACAGTATGTAGTAAGTAATTATTTTAAATCATTTAACTCTGGTAACGTGTTTATTCGTTTAGTTTGTTTATTGTTTATTTTAGCTGCTATTATTATATGCTTGTACCTATTATATAGGGCACTATCAAATGTATTATATATGTATAATTTAAAAACGGATTTTTATAAATTACGCGACTTGGGATTAAATGTGAAAAATTATAATATTCTATATATCGAGGAAATAAAGAAAAAATATATTTTAAAACATGTAAAATTAAAAAAAGAAACTATAAAGAGCGAGTTTAAAAATAAAAATGTTATCGGATTTATTCCGAATAATTATATAGTATTAGATATAGACACAAAAGATGGAATACAAAGTGCAGATTTTTTAATTGAAAAAATTCCAAAAGATACAGTATATGAAAAAACACCAAATGGTTATCATTATTATTTCGAAAATGATACAGGAAAATTGATACATACATATGTTCAATTAGAAATAAATAATGTTAAATATTCAGTAGATATTTTAGGTATTGATAGTATTGTTACTATGTCTCCTTCAGTAATACAGGGTAAAAATTATTATTGGATAAATAGTATTTTTACCCATAAACCTGCAAAATTGTCAGAAAATATGTGGATATTAGATTTTATAGAAAATAGTAAAAATAAACCATTTTCTCGTAAATTTGATAGTGCAGAATTTGAAGTAAATATTAAAAATGCTTTTATAATTATAGATAACTTACATATTGAAAATTACTTTCGTTTTTTTATTGGAAATATAAAGAAATATTCTAAAAAAATGAAATTATTAAACGGTGTTATTTATGTATACGATGATAATTATTATTTTATGACGAGAAGCAGTTTTGGAAAATACAAAAATAAAAAATATCTATTAGAAAAACTAAAGTATATTATTACCAAATTAAAACCATCATGTATAGTAGATTTATCTATTATATACAGCAACTATTTTAAATCTGAAAATATTTGTCAAATAACATCTGCTGTTATAGCTAACGATTTTAAAAATTATAAATACAGTAGAGAATTCCCGAACTATATTGAAACTACTAATATATATGTAAAAACTAAGTATCTAGTCAATGATACAGTTACTATAAACAATTATGATAATACAAAATTAAAATATGAAATGCATGATACCGTTGAAAAATATAATGTTAATAAATTATTTATAGGTTCAGAAAGTATTTATGTTACTATACTTCTTTCAAATTATTTTAATATTCCAAATGTATGCCTCGGATCAGTTCATAGCTTAGATAACAATGATATTGATACAAATAACATATCAAAAGATAACGAAAAAAAGATTATGACATCTTTTTTATCAATTTTTTAGAGTTTTATATATTACCATTTGTTTTTATTCACTTTGATTTTTGGACCCTGACCTTTGCGTTTAATATTTGCAGGGTCATACTGTTCTTCCTCGTCATCTGAATGAATATCTTTAGACATCTCCCAGAATTCTTTTGCGCCCAATTTAAACGGACCATGTGTTTGCGCTTTATACCAAAATATCTGGTCATGCAATTTATTTGACTTAGCATTATTATTAATTACCAAGCATTCGTAATTTTCCGTACACTGGTCCATAACTTGACAAAAACTTTCAAATGTTGGAAACATACCTGCATAGTTTTCATAAATTCTTTTACGATTTCCAATATATGGTTCACGCAGAATAAAAACATAATCAATATTTGTTCGCAAATTGGGTGGAATACCTAGAGGATACTGCATAGTAATTACTAACATGATCTTCCAATGACGACCGTTCATGAAAAGTAGACGCATCATTACATCTTTTGTCCATTTATTGTCAAAAAGACAGTCATCCAATACAACAAATGTGCGAGGGTCAATCGTACTTCTTTTATAAGATTCTATCTCCTTTTTCATCTGTTTTAATACGGCTTTTTGTCGTTTTAAAATATTTTCTATAATCGCCGTATTGTAAGCATCATGAATAAATAATTTAGGAACATGCTCTCCAAAAAAACCGTTTCCTGCCTCTGTACCAGATATAACTGTCCCGATAGGAATATCTTGATGATAATACATTAAGTCTTTTACTAAAAAACTTTTACCTGTATCACGTCGTCCGATAAGAACAATAACAGGTCCTTTATTTTCATCGGGTCTAAAACTAATTGACCTCATATCAAATTTTGCTAATTCTAAACCTACACTCATTTATTATGTATATATTTACTTATTTATACTATATATTAAAAAATATAAATTTTATAAACGCATATTTACATTTTAGTAGATTTTTAATAGATTTTTAGTAGGCTTTTAGTATATTTTATTAGTTTAAAAAATAATAAAAATATGTATTTAAATAATTAAGTAATCGACGATGGATATTTGCGACGATCAGCCTATTTTTGGAGAAAACACATTTTCGTTAAACTATAGAAAACTTAACACTCGTGATTTATTTACTTCTTTAGAAGAATCTGAGCTTGGTATAGTAAATATTAAAAATTACATTCCCATATATGAAAACTATTTTAATTTAAATGAGACGAACTATAACTCTATAAATTTGAATCAACGTTTTTATGTCTCAGCTTTATCGGGTGTTGTTGATAAAAATAATATACAAGCCGCAGTTGTAGATGCCTTTAAAAGCACTTCAGAATCTTTAACAGTTCTTCATAAACCGATTTTTATTAAATTTTCCCCTTTAGTAGACCCGGTTAAATACATGTCAGGCAAATATGAAAATTTAAATATAGAGGAGGAAGTTTTGAATATTCCGATATTATCGAAACTTGAAAAAAAGGGGCATTTAAAGGCAAATGATAGAAATAACGCGGCATATGTTGATGGTTTTTTTTCATACTTATCAAGTCAAGTTTTAAATTGTCATGATTTTATTAATGGTATTAACTTCTATGGTTCTTTCAATGCTATTAAAAAAGATTTTTACTATAATGTAATTGACGATATAGACTATTTAGATAAAACCCCATTTTTTAATAAAAATAAGAATATTCTTTTTGATATTGAAGATATTGAATATTCAGATGATAATGATAATGAAAGTATAGACAATGACAATGATAGTAATCATTCAAACTATGTACATAGACAACAAAAAAATACAATAAATTAAAA